CCGTCATCGCCATACTTTGGACCGATTGAATACATCGCTTCTTCCACGCTGCGGCCAGCGTTCCTGGCTGCCGCGTAAACAACAAATGCATTAATCAAAGTATTCCCGATGGTTGTCAGTGGTGACCCTGACAACCTACTCCCACCAGTATTGTACTCGACCAGATGCTCAGTCTTGGCTTTGAGATTGAGCTCGCTTGCTAGTAAGCGACGAAGTTCTGGTCGATCTGCAGGATTGGTCCATTCAATGAGACATGGAAATTCAACGTTCTCCCGCAACCACGCTGAAATTGTTCCATCAAATCTGGAATAATCTGTCTCATTAATTTCAATGCCCGCCATAGCCATTAAGCTGACAAACTGATGAACTGCATCAGCAATGACTTCGGGCGTACTGCCGGGACAATACCAATTGCCCAACTTACCGTTTGGACCAAATTCAGCTTTCAAATGCTCGGCAAATGGATAAGTGAACTTGGAAAGATTGCGCATATGATCCGTCTTCGTCTGGGAAATGTTGCGCGAATCAGATGCGCCGAGGTAAACCTCGCGCTTCTGAAACGCATCAACACCCGCCGGTGCTTTGATCGGTTTCCGGTCATCACGTTTCCTACGCAAGATCTGGTTAGGTAGCGTTTGCATCCTGTCCACTTCTTGAATAGTCCACGGTCGACCATGCGCTCGTGATCTTACCCAACGGTAATGGGTTTTGGTTTTGCCTTTCACGCTCTGCTTCCTGTCCTGATCGATGCATCCCATGGTACGAACACTGCTCACAAAGCGGACAAATTCTTGAGCATAAGCCAAGTATGTGTCGCTCATGACCTTGTCGTTTGCCACCGTTTCAACACGCCCATGAATGCACGCAACATCATTTGTCAAACAAGAATTAGGCGCAGCGCCTAAATCCTCGTGATGCACGATGTACGGTGCAATCAATTTTGCAGTTTTCTTGCCCGTGTCGAACTGGTTGTACTTGCGAGTCGTGGCTTCTGGAACAATCATATAATTGATGCGTTCAACAAATTCAACTTTCTCACTATTGTTAAAGAAAGTGAACATGCGCTCAACTTGATGATCTTTCTCCTTGCACGCCAGACTACGCTTGATAGCACCGGGAGTGAAATCTTTCCCAGTGTTCAGCTTCTGATCGTACAAGTTGATAGCCATTGACTCAGGCACTGAAACAGAGTCGCAACCAATCTGGTCCTTTTCGATGAACTGGAATGTTTTGTCAGCACCGCGTCCAAAGACGCCGTACACATACTTCGCATTCTCAGATACTCGATTGTCGCGTTGCAATTCCGTAGCTTTGCCATACTCGTAATCAGCTCCACAAATGGAAGCGATTGTCAAGTGTAGCCAATACGGAATATAGCTTGACACAACGGGAAAGATACCAACAACAAAACGGCCACTGGTGCCCGGTTGACGCACTAATTCGACTTTGCAGATCGAAAAATCGCGATTAAACCAGTTCAGAAAACCCTTGCGTTGAATCATTTTAATGTCGGAATCAAACGACCAGACCAGTGATTTGTACTGCGCGCCACCATTGATGTGTTCGACCATTTCACCTGGAGCGGTGAACTTGTAAAAACCATCAGCAGTGCGACCTGCAATATTTTCTGGAATGTGCGTTGATATCAACATCGCGTTGTGTGCAAACTCGCTGAAAGAATCCAAATAATAATCGCTGTCAATCAAGCTGACAACATGGTGTGACTTCAGATCATCCCACTTGTAAGTGGTTGCCATGTCAGCATCACCATATATCACTCGATTACCATCGACTTTGAATTGTTTCTCGCGGCTCGACGTGGAGACATCGAAACGGACCAAATTACCAGCATGCTTCCGATTATAATTATCAATAAATTCGGAAATGCTCGTGGTAGCTTGGCAGCGTTTGTTTGCGGCGTCCGGATGTGCGTGATTTTGAATCTCTGCACGAAATTCTTTAGGTGGCACCATCCGGAATTCAGTGCGAAACGACGTGACCAACGTGTTCCGCGACTGTCTTTGGACATAACTAGCTGTGAGTTTGGTGAAGACTCTTTGTCCAAAACGTTTACGAGCCCAATAGCCAACAGATCCAACGGCTCCAGCAACTGTGCAAGTACCAGACGCGATCGGAATGATCGAATGCAAAGCACTCCACACTGCTGCAGCCGTTGGCATAG